AGGTAGATGGTTAGATTTGATAATGCTGATACCAGCAACTTTCAATACTGTTCCATCTGCATATGCTCCAGATCCACCCCAGTCTCTGTTGAGTACATCAGTTGTTTGAGCCAACTTATAATATTCTGTTGGGCCAAGTACAACGTAACGATTATCTTCAGGGACGTTGTTGATATCCATCTTCTCAGCTGCTGTCCATAAAGCTGATACAAGGTTTGCACCTGTTACAGCTGCTTTGTTTGCAGCAACGATCTTGATACGAGTACCACCAGGAAGATCAGTATTGAAGTTAGTACTAGTTCTTGCAGCTTGTGCAATAGTTGCAGCTACGTTCTGGTCGAACTTGTATGCAAGAGCATTACCCATCTCAGTTGAGTACTGAGATCTAACATCGTAATGATTCTTAGCTTCATCGATGTCTGCTAAAAATACCTGACTGACTAATTTGTCATCGATATTTACAGTAGCTTCAGCATGCTTGATAGCTGCCCCTGTCAACTGAGTGCCAGGTGTATGATAGCTAGTACTAGAAAGCCCAATAATTGGAAATTGTGCTGATTTTCCTGAAGAAATAGTTCTTACAGTATGTAAGTTTTCAAATACAGTAGCCTTACGGAAAGCTGATAGCACCTCTCCACTAAACACCTTTAAAAATAAAGCGTCATAACCACTACCTGTATTGTTTACTAGGCCGAGCCTAGATACAGTCATGTTCGTCATAAATTAATACCTAGAAAAAGAAAGAAGGTTTCCGACCTTGATTTCATTTAACTAAGGGTGTCCCTCGCAAGGGGCCAGAGTTTCAGTCAATAAGTCTCGGTATCTAAATAATAACTCCTAAATGACATTTGATCTAGATAATTTTTCTTCGACTTGTTTTCTGAATGCAGGATCTGATTTATAAAGAGGATCATTCATAGCTGCAACGACCTGAGCCATTGATTCAAACTTAGCTTTTGATGCTCTCTTTGTAGTCTTGCCACTAACTAGCTTTGGTTCTTTGTTTCCTTCTGACATATAGCGACTATGTAATCCAGCTACTGCTAGTTTTACCATGTCATAATTTGGATTCTTAATAGCTAATTCAAATGCAGCTTTCTCACTATCTGTTAAAGCTCCAGCTGCCCATTCAATCATTTCTGCATAAGCTGCTTGTCCTCCATAGAGATCTTGTATCTCTTTGACTTGTGCTTGTTGCAGTTCAGTATCTCTTTGAGCATTGAACTGAACACCTTGAAGATAGGCTTCAACCATTTCTCGGCTGAACCCTGCTTCACTTAATTCGTTGTAGTCGTCATCAGTAAGCTGGCCTGTTTCTTGCCATCTTTCATTCATCCCTTGATAATCAATTTCGGCTTCTTCAAATTTGCTACCTATGTAGTCGCCATAGATTTCTCTAGCACCTTGAGGAGTTTCTGTTTTTGTTTCTGTTTCTCCTTGTTCTGGCTGATCTTCAGTAGTTCCAGAATCTTCAGAAGGTTGCTTGCCTAATTGTTTTTGGAGTTCGAGATAACCTTTCTCCAACTCCTCTTGAGACTTGTACTTACCAGCAAGTAGCCCAGAAGATTCTTCAGTAGTTTCTGTTGATTGTTCTGGTGCTTCTGCTGGAGTAGGAGAGTCTTTAATTGTAAGTGCGTCTGGCATGGTGGGTTAACGTATTGTGTAATGTTGATCGTTGTCCTGAGTTACTCCAGGTTGAACTTTCTTTTTAGAACTAGCCTTGGGCTTGACCTCCTGTTGGGCCACTTGGGATTCCTGGGTCTTGGACTGGTTCTGGGAGGGAGTTTGGGAGTTCTCCTCCTTCGGTGAATTGGGGGCCATAAGGTGCTCCTGGTTGTGTGTAATTATCAGCAACTTTAGCAGCTGCTCCTGACTGCATTAAAGCAGCCATCTGTTCTTGCTGCTGCATTTGCTGTCTTTCTTGCTCGGCTTGAGCTTGCTCTTGTTGTAATTGCTCTGGAGTTTTGACTAAGTTTGTTGTATCTATAGATCCACTTGCAGCTAAACGCCTAAGAGCTTCATCCATATTTAAATACCTAGCCATGACTTCAGGGCCAAGAGCTTGTTGAGCGACAGTAATGAACTCAACTAACTTGTTGCGATCATCACCTCTACCAATAGCTTCCAATCCTGTAACAGGTTTAGGATTAACTAATGGTTCTCCTGTCTGCTCGTTATTAGGAAAGTTAGGTAATTTTTTCTTTCTTTGCAAGATGTAGATAATCCTATGTACTAGAGGTAGCTGTAATTCTTGAGTCAGGATGGAGTACAAGCCACCAATTGAAGCTTCTAATTCTTGTGCCATAAATCTTATCTCTTCTGCTGTAACTCTTTCACCTGGTCTTTGAATTGCAGTATTAAGTAAGAAAGCAAACTGCAATCTACCTTCAATCCTTTCAATAGTTTGTTGAGCTATGCCTAGATCCTGAGCTTTCTGACTTTGAATGACACTAACATCAGCTGCATTACCTTGGATGATTGCTCCATTAGCTGCATTAGCAATTGTTCTAGGTCTGGTAGTTCCATTAGGATTAACTAGAAATAGAATCTTTGCTGCTGCTGCACTACCTTCAAGAACACTTTGATATAACGACTCAAGTGATAGTAAGTCTCCATAGAACTGTTCAACAAATGAACGTCCGTATTCTTCATCTGACATTCTATTAAACCTGAGTACGATCCAAGGACTGCATCCTTCTGGACACATACCATAGGTATTTGGAATCTCTTCTCCTTTTGCTTCTTGATACCAAGTAGCTACTCCTTTATCAAACTTGACACATGTATAAACTTTAATTGTTTTCTTTACAGGGCCAGTCGTTTTATCATCTTCTAATTTGTCAGCAAGAAATCCTTTAGGTAAAGCTTCTGGATAAACTTCTTCTTCAACAATAATTTCAGTTACCTTTCCCATTGGGTCACGTTGGACACAATAGTTTTGAAGATGAATAACTCTTATTCCATCAGAGTTCACATAAAGTAACACATTGCCAGCTACTAATAACTGTTTGAAAGCCTCATGTAAAGAAGCTCTTGCTGACATTGTTTCAAGCATTGTCATTACAGCCTGTTCGACTTTGACTAATGCTGTATCTAATTCTGTTTTTATTTCTGGCCCTGCTTCTTCTACTTGTAAAGCAAGACTATCTATTTCTAATTTAAAGAAGGGAGTGTTGGGAGGGAAAAGACTTAGGCCAAGTTTATTTGCTAAATGCAAAAGTCCACGAGCACCTGTTGATTGATAAGGAGTTTTCAAACGTCCTTGATCTCCTTGAACTACTTCAGTAAAGAGAGAAGGGATTGTAACCTTTGCTGAATCAACTGCCCTATCTTCATAAGGATTTCGATTACTCTTCAGTTGTTCATATCGAGAAGCAATTGTTCCTTCTTTTTTTCCAGGTGATTTGCCTGGTTGTGCATCAACATTTGTTGTAATGTTTAGTTCCATTGTTTAACTGATTGCTAGACCTGTACCTGTTACTCCTTTCTTAAGTTTATCTCTTCCGAAGCCTAATCCAGATCTTCCTTCTAATGCACCCATTGCATATTCGGTAGTTCTGATTGGGCCTTTGCCTGGTCTGGCTTCAGCTGCTCTCTTCTGTTCCTCGGCTTTCTCTTTTTGCCATTGGAATTGACTAGTCCATTGTCGTTTACTTTCAGCAAACTGCTCTCTTGATAGAGCTAATGATTCTTTTTGAAGAGCGATACTTTCTCGACTGTTACCGCCTCCGCCTCCGCCTCCGCACATAACTTAATTACTCCTTACTAAGATTGTTTTGTTCAATATAGACCGATTCGAGCATTCTTACCAACTCTACCTGACCTAAGTATCTCCAAATCTCTCTATCAGGTGTATCAATAGAGGGACATTTATCAGGATAAATTTCTTTTAACCTACGAATAAGCATCTCATCTATCGGAGGCCAAAGTGTTTCATCTTCTCCGTTCATAGTGCTGGCTCCCATAGTTTTACTTCTCCTGTTACATGATTATATTCTCCATCTCTAAGGATGCGAGTTAAACGTGCAGTTAATACAGCATCAGCATAAGTCTTTTTCTTTTTAACATATGCAGCGTGAACCTTAGCCCACATTTCTTCCAGAGTTTCAGCATCACCTAATAGTTTACCTGCTGTTACTGGCCCTACTCCAACTAAACCTTCTACATTATCTGTCTTATCTCCCGATAGAGTTTGAATCATCCAATGTCTATCAGCTTTCTTTCTTGTAATTAATTCAATCTCATCATTAGCTAAGAGAGTACATGGTACACCTCTCATATCTTTGTCGGGTGAAACAATCACAGGATTTTTATATTCTTGTCCTGTTGCAAGCAACCCCATAACATCATCACCTTCTAATCCATTGAAACTAATAGAGTGAAATTCTTTTGTAATCCTATCTCTTATATTTTTTAGGCCAAGAGGTTTACGTTTACCTATTCGATTAGCTTTGTAGTCTTGAAAGATTCCATGTCTAAAGGTGGGATAATCAGAGAAACACAT